GCATCTCGCTTGTTAGCGGGGCGTTCGGTGTTTGTTGCCTCGGCTTCATGCTTTTGCATGGTATGGTCGTCGCGGATAGAGCCGAAGCCATGCAGATGAGCACCCATATAAAAGATGCGCTAGAGATAAAGATTGATAAGCTCGCAGACACTATCGAGAGCCGTCGGGTAGTCAATGAGAGGGACATCAAGGATATTCTCAAAAGCCAGTTCGAGATCATGGCGATGATACGAAAGTGAGAGCGTATGATGTCAAAGCACGACATGGCGGTAGATCTGGCCCGAGGACTTGAGGGGATTAGACAAGCCAAAGAGAAAATAGCTGAGGCAATGAACCTCATTAACATATCATCTGTTTTAATTAAGAACGTCGGAGATGAGATATATCCGATGGTTCTCGAGGAAATGAATAACAATCGTAATAAAAAGGAGAAATGACATGGACAGCACAGCTGTTATTACATGGTTTAAAACGAATTGGACGGATATGACAACGGTTATCGCGTACACTATCGCGATCGCGAGCATTGTCGTCAAGTTCACGCCGACATTGAAAGACGATGATGCGCTGAAGGGCGTCATCAAGTTTGTCGGCAAGTACATTGCGTTGAACCGATAAGATGAGCATCGTCAGCGCGGTGTCAGAAGCCGTCGAATCTATCGCTTTATGGCTCAACCCGGAGAAGAAAGAGAAGATCATTCTCCGGGGGGCCATCGAGGCAGCGGAACAGCTTTTGCTTATCCTTCGTAAGCAAGGGCGGTATCAATATTTCAATGAAAAGAAATGTAAAGAATACGAAGCCCATTATCAGAAACGCTTTGACGCGTGGAAGGACGGTACATCGTGAACGAGTGGATCCAGATAGCCGTTCTTGTTTGGTGTGTGTTCCTATTCCCCGCCGGAGGCACGGACATCCCCAAGATCGGTGGCCAGAAATGGCTGCGTCGGATCTTAATGTCTATCGGCCTTGGTGTTCTTGCAGGACTCCTTACAACGTGGTGGCAGGGTGTCGGGTACGCTTTAACTCTCTTCGGGGTGTTATCCTGCCCGTACGGATCAAAGACACCATATTGGCTGAAAGCCTTAGTCTTTACCGGGTACGGCGCGACGAGCTTGTGGTTTGGGTACTCGTGGTGGCTATTGATCACGCCAATCCTGTGCTTAGGTCTTTTCTTTTTCTCTAATCTTAAGTTGACAGCAAAGAGTTTTCCTTGGAAGATATGTGAAGGAGCCATGGGGTTCCTGGTAGCAGCGGCCTATATCGCTGCAATTCTAAACAAATGGAGGTCCGTATGAAGAAGTTTTTACTGATCGCGCTTTTAGTTGTAGGGTTGGCGGGCCTCGCATTTGCCGCAGTCGAAATCAAGAGTGGTACCACAGTCGTCGGAAAGACAGAGACGCTGGCGATCACAGGACCCACGATCGCTGTATCCGGCACGGATGTCACGATCAATACGCTTACAGAGACCGGTAATAAAACGATCACCGGATCCCTGGATGTGACGGGCGCGGTTAATGCTTCCAGCACCATAGTCGGTGTCGGTTCCGGGTACGTTGTCCAGAGCAAGCGCATTGTCAGCACGATCGCAGAAGTCAACGCAGGCGTGACGCTTCTCCCTGCTGTTGCTGGTCGTGGATATAGGCTTGTTAATGTGAAAGTTATTGCAGTAGGTGGCGCCGTGACATCTACCAACGTCACTCATTTAGAGGTGCGTGGTACGCAGGCTGCCGGATCTGCTGTTCTGTTTAAGGTTGCAAAGGCGCAACTGACCCAAAGCGCGGTGAATCAGATCGGAACGGCTTCTACTACCGTCCTTGCTGATGGTGCGTCGTTCCTTGGTTGCGACACAAATGCGGCGATCACGCTTAATCCGCTAGGTGGTACGGATGCGGCAACGGCTACTTATGTTCATGTGTTAATTGATTACGTCGTTCAATAATTATAGATCCCTACCGCCGACCTAATCCACCGGCTCCCTCAATGAAAAACCCCGGCTCATCACCGGGGTCTTTTCTTTACTTCGACTTCTTACCCTTGCCTGCTTTCTTCATAGACAGGCCCTTCTTTTGGCACGCCATTTCTGATCACCTCGCTTTCATAGATCGCGGGTCGCTAGACCCGTGTTGACTCTCCTGCCGTACTCCGCGATCAAGAGGGCATCAGCGGTGGCGTGAGTGATTTTAAGGGTTGGAAAGAGCTCCTGCGCCCTTCTCTTTGATACATTCTTGTCGCCCTTCGTCCTGCATTGCAGTGCGTTCTGCCATTTGACAGGGACAACCCGGTCGAATGGGATCTCACAAGAGTGCAACACGCCCTGCCACCAGCCATAATTCACGCCAAATTTGAACGTAGATGAAACCCCCTGGCCCGGCATGGATCCGACCAGTTCGAGATATGCCTTGTGAAACACCGTACGGCGTAGCGTGATGGCAATATCCGTGGGTGTCATCTTATCAAATGCTACGACGTTGACCGTAGATAGGTCCTCCGATAGGACGGCGAAGCCACCAGAGACGCCGGGATCGATACCGAGAAATAGTTTCATGGTGCCTCCATAACCCAGAGGAAGATACCTGGGTATACGATCAGCATTATTAACATTCCGATAATGATCCCGAATACAAATTCTAGCCAGTATTCTTTCATCTCTTTCTACCCTTTCTTAGTTTGATCTTCTCGACTTCTGATCTCCGATTGTAAAGTTCACAATACTCGCCCGGTTGTTTCTCTGTCCCGTGGCAGCCACAGAATTTACACGACGCTTCATAGTAGACACAGGTAAGACAGGTCATAACGAGTGTGCCTCCAAATAAGAAACTGCTTTTGGTACTAAATGAGCAGCCGTTTCTAAGAACCCGATAAGAGTATTGCATCGCGCACAGAGCAGCCCGCGAACTTGTTTCGACTTATGGCAGTGGTCGACATATAGCGGGTGAGACCTACGGTGAGAAGAGGAACCCTTTTTCTGCTTACAAATCGCGCAGGCTCCATTCTGTTCCGCGTGCTTTATCTCGAACTGTTCCAGATCTATCCCGTACCTATCTTTCAGGGACTTGTTTCTCCCTTTCCGGTACGCCTGAGGGTCTCTCTTTTTGCGCTCTTTGCCTTCCCGATTCCATACCCCCGCCACCTGATGCTTTCGGTACTCATGCCCTTGAACGATAGTGACTAGGCTCTTAGCTCTATCTGACAGCTCCGGCCTTCTACGCCATAACTTCCAGTATAGGTAGCAAGCAGGACACAATCCTAGCGCCGCATGGGGTCTGCTCGGATGGCAAACGCAAGGGTATTTCCGTCGTGTCTTCACTTATGACCTCTACGATTCTGATTATCAAACCATAAAGCAAACAAAAGACAACAGATACAGTGGGCGAGATGTGGCAATCTTGTCTCGGGATCATTTATCTGGCCACATTGACGCGCTGTGATGTGACGCATCGCCGCCTCGAAGTACCGACGCTCCGCCGCTGGCACGTGCATCCAATTATCGGCGGAATACTTTTTTGCCCCCAGGGTCAAGACATCAACGACTTGACCTACCTCTCTCCACGGCAACAGCGCCCACTCCCTTTTTCCGTTGTCGTTCTTGATCCCGACTACCTCTTTAGAAGATGCTATGTGTGTGCCGACCACCTTTACTAAGCATCCGAGGTCGCCCTTGTTACTAGCGGGGTCGAATCCGTAGTACACCCTATCTTTCCCAGCGTCGTGCTTAGCCCCTTTCTCTTTCTTGTCAAGCGTCTTCTTGAGCCTCAGCAGGGTCTTCATCGTGAGACCCCTCTTACGAGGGCAAGCGCATGTTCTTGTCCCGTCGAGGTGTATGGTATACAGGCTCCCGCACCTACCACACCGCCCCAGATCTACCGTTATCTTAGTTTTCCCTTGCTTTGCGCATCCTGTTTCTGAGCTCATTGGCTTTGTCCTTTCCGATTTTAAGTTTAGAGAATGGGATCTGTACCATGACCGGCTCTTCCTTCTCTTCATCCGGCGTGAAGTCTTCAGGCAGCACCAAGCCGCCATGATCATCGAATGTCGCATCACCATCTTTCTTCATGGTCGCGTGGCATTTAGGACACACGCTCTTGAAGAACCCGTCCATGTAGCGGATGAACCACTTGATGGCGTGGTATCCGCAGACACCGCACGGAACCTCTTTGTCTGTGTCGCGCCATTTGTTGAACGCAGGATCGAAGTCGAAGCATCCGATCTCGCATGGCTGGCAGAAGTACGCGGTGAGAACCTTCCCTTGCGCCATGACCTTGCGGCTCTTCATTGGCTCGTCGCACAGAGGGCAGAAAACCTGCCCTGGCATTATGATGTTTGGCATGGTCCCTCCACAGGTTCGTACGTCGCTGCGAAGATGTCCGGCTTGCAAGGATAGAACTCGCCTTTAACCCCTCTGATAATCCAATCGCCCCTGCTTGCCGTCATAACGCCTTCGAGTGTGGGGATAAAAATCTGTCCGTCACAATACGAAACCCCATTGTGGACATGAACCCCATCACTCGGAAGATGCGAAAAGTCGGGCTTGCCACCTGCTATGAAATCTAAGCACTCTGCCATAGACTTTTCTGTTCCAACCCACTGAACTGCGTCAATAACAACGGGCTTCTTTCTGAATTTCATACACTACCCCTTTCTTAATCGTCTTGGTACAGGTCGTATTTTCTACATATCTCATCGATCTCTGGTCTTGCCCTAAACGTACAGAAATCCCCGTTGTAAATCTGCGCGAGCTTGATGTACTTTGTCCCTGGTTTGATTTTAAACCCTTCACGACGGGCGATAATGTACTTCTTCACCTCGGAATACCTCATCCTGTCGGGTAGCCCACCTTCGTTGAGCCAAACACAGGCGTCACAATGGTGCGTCTTCCGGGCAATCGGATGCGTGACACTTAGTACCGTACTCATACTACCCCTTTCTGTACCTGTCACAGACAAACCCTTCGGCTTTGACCGGGCAACCTTTTGCCCACGCGGGAATGTCGCACATTATTTCGTTGATATTACCGAGATGCCTCTGGGCATCCGTCTTGTCAACTTCGCTGATCGTCTCGTCGTGCACCGTCATCACGACAGGATACCCTGCCTTTTCGATGTTCAAGATCCCGTGTGCCAAGAGATCGCGCGCAGTGGCCTGTATTATGTTCTCCGCGATTTTCCCTCCGTACAATCTCTTCTTACCAAACTGGTGTGTCTGGCTGTCCATGCCGTAGTAATATATCCCGTCGTTGTCAATGCCGGGGCGGTAGTATGCTAATCTTCGCCCTGACAAGAGACGGATGTACAGAAAGTCGCGCTCACGTGTGATCAGAAGTCCACGGTGTTCCACTGGCTTGCAATCCCGGATGCACCGCTCGACCGCTCTTTGGAGATCGTACCAGAACTGCACGACAGCCGGGTTCGCGGCCCGGAATGTCTCGACGGCACGCTTGGCAAGAGGCGCGTAATACAGCCGCGTCACTTTACCTTCCTTATCCTCCCTCTCGATGTATTCTGTCTTCTCGCCCAGATCGATCCCGTATTCTTCACAAGCCGCTTGGAAACGTATGAACCCAAGTTGATAACCACAACCCAGGGTTACGGTTTTTCCAAGGAACCGTTCTTTTTCATTTTTCTCTTTGGTGAACCCCTTTACACCGTATATCAGCTCCGCCATCTTGATGTACTTATCGACACCGCTATGGAAATCCGCCACAGCATCTTCTTGCCCTGCCAGCCATACCAGAACACGCGCCTCGATGGCCACATAATCGGATACTGCCAGCATCTTGCCCTCATCGGGTATGATGATCCCGCGCACGCAGGCAGAGAGCGCGTGCATCGGCTGAGAGAAAAGCATATCGAAGGTGTCGGGATCTCCCGCAGTAATGGCACGCAGGGCGTTGTTCTGGTCTTTTAATCGGTACTTAGTTAGGTTCTGGAACTGCACGCCCTGGGACGACCACCGGCCAGTGGCACCAGCCCCCTGGTATATCAAGGAATCGCGTACTCTGCCGTCGGGACAAACTGAAGCACAAACACGGGCGAACTTTTTAACGCTGGATTGGGAGAAGTCGCGACGGAGTTCAAGAATACGCCGTGCCCGTCCTGACAGTCCAGCCAACAGCAGAGTCTCTTCGATGGCGTCTTTGTCCAGGCACTCGAGAGATAGCCCATCTTCCTCTTTAAGGTACGTCTTGATACGATCAACCTGGTTTGTCGTGAAGATACGATTCCCGGTGAGCGTAGACATTTCTTTATTTCCACGTCGCTGCAACTCAACGGCGATTCGTTCAGCGTTCTGAGCAAGCGCGACATCGATTCTAACTCCTCGGATATTTGTACGTGCAGTCCACTCGTAGAATGACGGCTCACTACCCGGTAACGCGGGCAACCGCTGACGTATGCGACGAGAGAGTACGACATCTTTTGAGCAGTATTTGAGGAACTTCCTTTTGTCTTCTTCTGTGACCTCATTGAACGACCCGTCCTTTCGGGGTACCGAGTATGTGTTAATAAGCCTGCGGCCTTCCGGATCCTTGGACGTGCCGATGTGCAGAGCCTTACAGGCTTCATCAAGGTTCTGCGGAAGACCGTGGGATGCCGCAAGCGCCCGTGTACAGATGAACTTAGGCAGCGGTAGATGCGGCCAACGGTACGTCCAGATCAATTGCTCAAACATGGCGTTGAAGGCAGAGAAGGTGTACCCCATTTCGACAAATTGGAAGAACGCCTCCGGTGGCTCGGAGTCAAAGACACCCATGATGGGTCCGTTATCGACAGCCCAACAGGTGCAGAGGATCTTCGTTGACGGGTCAGAGGCATACCGCCCAGCACCGCACTTGATGATATCCACGACTGATCTTGTCTCAAAATCTAGCTCAACGATTGGCATCGGTATCCAGTTCTAGGAATATGGGGGTGTCATCCCCGACATATGAACCCTGTACGTTGTAACAGAAATGATCTTCCGCTTCTTCCTCGGTACACCCACCCTCGACCAGGATTTGGATGCACTTATTTCGATCGTAGCACGCAAGCACTCTCCCAGGTCCCTGACGAGCGATTCCGATCAGGGCGTCCTCAAAACCATCAGCAAGCATGGCGTCCGGATTCTCCTCAGCCAACTTTTCCTTTATCCGTTCAAACATAACCCCTCCTCGCATCCTCAAATTTTGCCGGGGCCGAGTGAGAGAACCACCAACTCACCCACTTGCGAGAGTCCTTTTGCGGGACTCTACCCCGGACTCTACTCTTACAGGTCTGCTGTCGCTGCATCAACGCCGACGCCATCGAAGTCACTCGCGGCGCTTGCACGGCTGATCAGCGGCTCATCATCGCGCGTCTTCATAATGTTACGCACGTTAACCGAGACTCCGCACTTGCCCAGATACGACCAGTGATACAGCGTGATCGTGGCGCGTGCCCAGCATCCCGGATAGAACTCTGCCTCATCAACGATGTCGTTGTGGGCGCTATCGACCAACCCTGGACGATACTTCCCACTCTTCCCGTTGATGTAGAACTTGTCAACGAGCTCCTCACGACCAGCATCAGAGTCGTTCCCATCCAGGACAGGCGTCATCAGACTCTTCGGCTTGCCCTTGGGGTACACCTCTTTGATCTTGGCTTCAACAGCCTTGTTCAGCAGAGAGAAGTCAACATCTCCGTCGAAGATCATCGTGAGACCGAACTTCCCTGAGTCCTTGTGGGGCTTGAAGATGTTCGGGAACGATACCCGAAACTCCGGTGTCAAGAACGACCCGTCTTCCCTTGCGATAAATCCTTTCTTACCCATAACTACCTCCTCGTGTTTTTGTTGGTTTATTCGTCGAAGTCGTTTTTCGCTTTGACGATTGCTACGGTTTCCCCGGCCTCACCCTCTTCGACGATCTTGTACCCGTTATCCGGGCGCATCGTGTACTCATCGCGAAACGTCTTGCCGAGTTTCTTCTTACCCACTAACTTCTCCAGCTGCGCGGGGCTCACAACCTTGCGCTCAGTGTATATCTGATCGCCGAGGACGCCTTCAAAATCAGCGACGACAGCCTTCTCATCGATCCACTTCGCGTTGCCCTGCGCTTTTACCACCTTGTATCCAGGTATCGTCGTACCTTGCACCATCAGCTCCTTGGCGTGATCACGTACCTTCGCCATCCAGTCCTTAACGGTGTCTTCGTACTTGAGCACCTTCTTGATCTGCTCGATGGTCAACGTCTGCACAACCGGGATATCGCTAAAGTCCTTGGCGACGATCTCGTGGCTGAGAGCCGACAACGCCGGGCATCCATTCTTGCTGTACGGACAGAACGTACTCTTGCACCAATCACCCGGTACAAGCGGTGCCTTTGGATCAAGTGCTGCCTCGACGTGCTCTTTCAACTCTTCGTGGAACTCATCCATCTCCGTGTCTGTATCGGCAGCGTAATCCGTGATACCGTCTTCAACGCGGGGCTGGATGATGTGCAGCCGAAACCACTTTGCATCTTCCTTGAGCATGACGCCCAGCGCGTAATACATCAGCTGCTTGTTGCGCCACGCGTGCACTCGTTTGCCTGCACCGAACTTGAAGTCAACCACGTGCACGCATTTGTACGGGTGTATGATCACGCAGTCCGCCGTACCAAACAGAACAGAGTTCACTTCTTTCAACTCAACCTTCTGCTCGAAGCGGACGATGGCCGACGGCCCAATCGACTTGATCAGATCCTCGATGTACTCGATGTAAACCCACACCGCGTCCACCATTTCCTGATCGACCTCGATCTCAAAACCATCCTGATCGATGATCTCACCCAGGCGCTTCTCGGGCTTCTGCTTCTTCTTGAAGTACGCCTCACACAAGGAGTGTGCCACTGTGCCACCCGCGGTATACACCGTCGGTGGATTGGGGATGTTCTCACACGCCTTGACACTGCCGGGGCAGTTCCACCAACGCTCACATCCTGACGCTGAAAGGCTGCTGTGTTTCATAGCTCATCCTCTGGCTTGCGAAGCGTTACCTTGAGAAAGTCCGCGTCCTCAAGTTTCAGCGACACCTGCTTACCCTCCACGAGATCCTTCACCATCGAGGGATCCAGGCGCACCATCTTATTCAGAGGGCCGCGCCCCTTTTCGTATCGGGTGATCGTGACGGTGTATCCGAGGACACCTTTCTTCTCCGGCTTTATGAAGTTCACCATACCAACCCTCTTTCTTACATGTCACCGGACTTCTGTTTCTTCGCGGCCAACTTGTTATACAACGCATCGAGCGCTGCAAAACACTTGACCCTCTGTGCTGCCGTTTTCAGATCCTTGATCTTGCCGCCGTTGCTGGCGTCGCTGATCACTTTCGCACAAGCATCACGCCCGCCATCCGGATCGATCTCACACACATCGCCTGCGCGTGTCCTGATCGCCTCTTCCGTGACGTCCTTCTCATCATCCTGAGGTACTACGGCAGGCGTCGCTTTCTTCTTATCCACCGGTGGCGGTGTCCCAGCTCCTGTCCCCGTCTCATCTGCGATGTCCGCAGTACCCGGCTGACCGCCCATCGGGACCAGCGTCTCTTGGATAGCGCTCTTGACCGCGCTCTTGATCAGCTGCGTTAGCGCAAAGCCAAACGCCTCAGCCAGCTTCCCTTGTGCTTCTTCTTTGCTCATCTTCTTGTCCTCTGCCATCTCGTTCTCCTTTGTTTGTTGGTTTTGCCCATAGAGGGCCTTGTCTGTTTTCAATTTTTCCGCAATGGCATCGAGCATCTTGGCTTCAAGAGTGTCCTTAATCGTGAGGATATGGACGTTAATGTCGTTGCGCTGCCCGCTTCTTTCAAGACGCCCGATACACTGTTCAATATCTGTGTGACTCCATGAAGGTTCGACGAATACACACGTCGCTGCCGAGTGTTGTAGTCCATCAATACCTTCTCCACTTGCTTCCATTTGTCCGAGGAAAACTCTGACTTCTGGTACGGTATTGAAACGCGCAACCACACCAGATCGTTTAGATGGGTGGACGCTTCCATCGATATATACGGGAGCAAACGCACTAAGTCTTCTTTCAAGGGCATACCGCACCTCCGTGTGGTGGTAAAAAACTACGATCTTATCTTCCTCTTCCAACAGATCTTTGATGTACTCGATGGCGGGCTCGACCTTATAATACGCCAGCGCCTTACGGATACGTCCGATCTCCCCCAGCTTCAAGGAGTCCAGCACCCGGCAGTACACCTCGTTCGGATCGTCGTACTTCTCTGCGATATCATCCGCCTGGGCCGCCGTCTTTTCTTCCTGCTCTTTAATGATGTTCTTCACCGTCGCTGTGCACTCAAACTTCACATGCGTGATAACTCTTGGCGGCAGCTCAGTCAAAACATCCCGCTTCTCACGGCGCAGCATGAACCCCTTTAACCGCTCACGCAGATCATCGGTGTTGGACGCACCTGACACATCCAAGCCGAAGCGCCCCATGAACGCGCCACAGAAGCGATACGCGAACTTGGCATACGACGTGTACGGCTCGATGAACTCTGAGGCACAGGTGCGCAGGATCGGATAGAGATCGATCGTCCTGTTCTTAACGGGCGTTCCTGTCATAAACCACATGCGCCGGGCGCTGTTCTTGATCCCGTTCTTACCCAACGCTGCCCTGGTCCTCTTGGCATCGACTGACTTTAATTTGTGCGCCTCATCAAACACGATCAGATCCCACCGCGGCTGACACAGCTTCTTTAGCAGATCATCTTTCACCAACAGATCATAGTTGACGATGGTGCGCGGGTGGTACTTAAACTCTTTGGCCTTGTAGATCACACGGCTGTCAAAGCCGCGCCAGGCGATCAGTGCCTCACGCCACTGCTCCTTGACGGACGCGGGGCAGACGATGAGGACCTTCCATTCAGGCTCCATAGCAATGCACGCCTGCCCTGTTTTACCAACGCCAGGGGCATCTCCGAGGAGAGCATAGCGCCGGGCCTTCAGGAAGTCCCTGCCTTCGATCTGATACTGTCTTGGTGTGAACATCACAAATCCGAGTCGTGTTTTTTCTTGAATACAAATCCGTGTTTTCCCTGTGCTCTGCCTTTTTCGTAGCCCATTTGTTTTAATATCGTGGCGATCCGGCCATACTCGCGGGTCCCGCACGTCGAGGCTGTCCCGCCGACGCAACGGGTATAAATCTCGACGGGAAGCACAACAACATGTCCGTCGATGACGTACTCGTGGGCGTGGTGTGCCAGATAATTCTCGACCAGACCGAACCACGGGTCTTCCTGCAACCGCGCTGATACCACCGTCGCCATCAAGTCGCGCATCTTCTTGTCTTCAACGTGAATCTGCTCGCCGCGCTTGAACATCTCATAGGCTTCCGCCCAGATCTGATCGCGATCGCGCTTGACCGCCTTTAGATCGATCGTGAAGACCGGGACCGGCCAGTATCTTCTGTCACCCGTCGGGTCCTTGAGCCATCCGGCCTGCTCGGGATTGATCGTACCAACAAAGATATTCTGACGCGGGAAGCTGACGGCCTTGCGGGCATACGCCATACGCACGCGATCCTCTGTGCGTGTGAGGAACCCCTTGATCGTGCGCGACTCATACTTGGAGTGCGCTTCCATCTCGCCCAGCTCAACGATCCAGCGCCCCTGCATAACCTCCACTGCGGCTTTGAACAGCGCCCTTGTCCTGGATCGCGAGAGGCGCATCAGTGAACCACGGCGCTGCCAGGTGCTCCCAAACAAAACTTTTACCGCTGCCCTGATCGCCCTCGAAAACAAGAACGTGATCGAACTTGCAGCCTGGTCTGAACACGCGGGCAACAGCCGCGACCAATGTCTTGCGGCCAATGAACCGCGTGTATTCGTTCTCTTCCGCTCCGCAATACCGCGCCAGCCAGCCATCCAATCGAGGCGTTCCATCCCACTTGAGATTATCAAGATAATCTCTGACGGGATGGAAGGCGCGCTCTTTGGCGCACACGAGAGCGATATCAAAGCACATCTGTGTTGAGAAATCTAACATCGTCTCTTCTGACACGATCGTCTTGAACATGATAGCGTCGTCTTCGTCAAACTCATTGCCGGTCTTCTGCCAGGGCGCGGGCTTTACCCATACGATCCGGCTGCTGAACTTGTCGTATCCCAGGCAATTACCAATGGCGGGGATCTTCAATTCGCGGTTCGTCTCTTTATCGATCGTCGGATACGTGAAGAACATCTTGAGGTTGGAGAGGTTGACCAGGAGCTTGGTCTTGTTCGGGTTATAGTGGTATCTTATCTCGACCTTCTCTGTCTTAACGGCTTCTTCGGTCTTCACGTCTTCTTGAGGGAACTCGTTTTGTACTGACCTGGTACCGATTGGTTTCGCGGGATCTGAATACGCGCTGGCGACCTTCACCATCAACTGCTCATCAGTCCACTTAGGCTCACAACGCGGATTAAAGAACTCTTTCATGGTCTGGAGTGTCATCTGTGACGATAGGCCGTATTCACGCCCACGGCAGGCCACTTTGAAGGTTGTAAGATCGCCCTGCTGGCCCTCAATCGCGGGGTCTGTCTCTTTACAAAAGGTGATAAATCTTTTAATATCCACCGGCTGATCCGGGATGATCGACACGGATAGAGCGTGAGGCATCTCGGTCTTGCGCATGATCTTGGCCAAGAGTGCCTGCGGGGCTGGCAGGATCTTCTTAGGCGATCCACTGACCACCTCGTAGCGCTTCTGTACCGGCTCGCCCTTATCGGTCTTCTCAATGTATGATCCGGCGGCAATGATGTGAAGGTCCTTAAACTCAACGCCGATATAATCTTTGAGACCGGATACAACACGCGTCTCGGGAGACTTGGTTAAATATATGTGGTATCCGCCACGTGGAGTCTTAACGATGTAGGTATCCTTATAGAAGGCAGGATCAAGCCCAACGTCTGTCAAGAGGCGCGCCAGGGGCTTATCGCCCGCCGTATAATTGCGGGGATCGCAGTCCAGGATGAGAATTCTCCGACGTAGTAGGACGCCGTAATTAGAACCCTCACGTGGGGAAAATTCCGGATCAAAATAGGTCTGAAGAAATCCCTCGTGGGGGAACTTCGTCCCAGGATAGACTGGGAACAAAGTAAATCCCGCATCGACGTAGGCACAGAAGGCCGCGTGATTAGTTTTACAGGCTTGCAACATTGGTCGTCCCCTTGAAAAGTTTGTTATCCACGGCGCGACGGCTAAGAACAACCTTGCCGTCTGTTCGGATGTACCCTTTCAAGGTTTTATTTTTTACCAATAGGCGGGCGTATGCCGGGGCCACCAGCATCAGGCCAGCCGCTTCTTCCAGGCTAATCAATTCATCAGTGGCGAGGTCTTTGAAGTCCGCGGTCTCAAGAGCAGGGATACCAGACTTGCGTGACCGGTAAAGGATAACATCATCCCGGAGCACCTGGATATTGTTGAAGACTTTGCGCGCCTGGATTTTCTTGCGTAAGATCAAATGCTGAACTGCTTGGTAGGAGCAATCAAGAATATCTGCCGCCTCCGAAATAGAAATAAATCGGGTCGGGT